TTTGATTGTAGCGGCATGTTTTATTGGTGGAGTAACGCTACTGGCAATGCTCGTTCTGACACTACCGCGCAAGGTTTGTATAATCTTTCGGTGGCGACCGACTCCCCGCGTTTGGGCGATCTTGCATTCCTCTATTCGGGCGGCTATATTTCTCATGTTGGTATCATGCTTGATTCTGATACTGTTATTGAGGCAAGAGGTCGTGCCTACGGTGTAGACAAAACCCCGCTTTCCAGCTTCAAGAATCGTTCCGGTTATGTCTGGAAAGGCACGCGCCGAATGAGCACATTCGCGCTTTCCGCGTCACCGGTCGCTACTGTCGGCACCAACTTTCGCGCTGCGGGGTTGAACTGCCTTGACCCGAATATCCACCAAGGAACTCCGGTGAAGCTGTGGCCGCTGACAGCATCACGTATTGCAGCACTGGTGAAAGTCACCCGGCAGGCACGCGCCGATTTCTACGGATTGACCGAAGCGCCGGAAGATACTCGGGATGAGATAAGGGCGGGCATGACTGGCGGTGCCGATGAGTGGCTGGTGTGGGAGCACAGCACGCAGGCAATCATGTTCCCCAAGTCACGGTACATTAATGACGGAAAGAAATATCCGGTCGATTTTGAAGGTAAATGGGGTGGCGTTGTTGCTGCCCTCACGAATCGTAAGACCGGACACAAGTTTGTTGTTGGTGCATATCATTTGCCGCCGAACTCGCTCACCAGTGACGCGACACAGCAAAAGTATTTGGCAAAGTTCATTGCCGAAATGGAGCGTCACGACGGCACCAGGATTTTGATTGGCGACGGCATGGATACGGCAGCGTGGGCGTCCGGTTGGGATGATTCCCGCATTGAAGCGAAAGCATCGTCTACCAGAAACATGTTCACGTACGGAACGAGCTACCCCGACAAGATCATGGCACCAAAGAGTACCGTTGAATGGCGCGGGTATAATGTGCTGGGTGCCGGTGTGGGTTCGGACCATGATCTTATTGTTGCGGCAGGAACGGTACAGAAATGACAGTCACTCCGCCTCCCTATGGTGAGGCCATTGAGCACACGTTCGGCCACGATTTCAGTTACGCCGCATGGTCCCCGAATTCCGCCTTGTCGCTGCACAATGTGCCGTGGGATGCCGCGTACCGCGATATTGTGAACTACGGGTCGCAGGGTGCCCTGGACGCCTATCTGAACACGGTAAAGGGTCCGGAGTATACCACTGGGGCGTCCTATTTGAAACCGTTTGAACCGGTCACGATTGGTTTACCTTTCAACAAGTGTTTCAAGTACAATTATCTTCGCGTCACGAACCCTGCACAGCCGCTTGGTAACAATGTGGATGAGCCGCGCACGTTCTACTATTTCATTACCGGTGTGCAATACATGTCACCGCAGGCAACCCGCCTCACCTTGCAGCTTGATGTCTGGCAAACCTTTTCTCGGTTCGTCAAGTTCGGTCGTTGCTACATTGAACGCGGACATATCGGAATTGCCAACGAAAACCAGTTTGCCGATCATGGCCGCGAATACCTGACAGTTCCGGAAGGTTTGGACGTTGGCAACGAATATGTGATTTCCGACCACATGGAACATGTTATCGCCAAGGGTGATACTTGGGATTTTACTGTCATGGTAACCACCACGGTTACGTGGCAGAACGACCCTGGCACGGTGGATGAACCTAAGTTGAGAACTGCTCAGGGTACATCATGGGAGCGTGTACCCAATGGTTGCGAAATCTATTTGATGGAAGTCGGACAATTCATGCAGTTTATGCTGTATGCAACCGAGGTTCCGTGGGTCACCCAGGGAATCATTTCCATTACTGCCGTTCCTAACATCTATGCAGAAATGCAGGGGTCTCCGAACGTAACCGAAATGACCCTTTCTTGGGCAGGCAACGCCAAAGCGCTGTACGTGCTAGGTGGGGAAGCTCTTGCCGAGGTTGTCAAGATTGCCGACAATTGGCGGGACAGGATTGACATTCCGGCACGGTACAGCAATCTTGAAAAGTTCAAGACCTATCCGTACGCCTTGCTGGAAATGACTTCCTACACCGGCAACCCGGTAATCTTGAAGCCGGAATGTCTCGCAATGGACGGTTTGCATGTCGGAATGGGAACGCACCTTGTTCCTCCGGATGCGCGTATCGCGTTCTACCCGTTTAAGTATAACGGCAAAATGTATTCTTCCGATGCGGCAGCCTTGGCCGACAAGTCCAGCGACACGCTACCGAACGATTACGCCGAGTTCCTTGACGTAACCACAGGCATTTTCAACCTGCCGCAATTCTCACTGGTGAACGACATGTACTATTCCTACATGGCTGGTAATCGGCAGCAGATCGGTTACCAGTACAATGCCGCCGACTGGTCGCAGGTTCGTACTATGCAGACCGCGTCCAACACGGCAGACAACACCGCTGGCAATATCAAAACTGGCGTTCAGAGCATGGAAGTTGAGCGTGCCGGGTTACTTGGTCAAGCGGGTATTACGGCGGTCCAGCAGGGCGCTAATGGGTTCGCTGCCGGTGCCCAGGGACTTGCATCGCAGGGCAAGAATTTCTCCCAGGGCGCACAGGCGGGTGCCGGTGCCGGTAACTTGCCAGTTGTCGATATGGGCGCAACAATGGCCCGCGCCGGTATTCAGGCAAACACCATGACAACCGTAGCCGGATTGCAGGCAGGTAACGCTACCGAAATCAACGAGCGTAACTACAATCTCGCCAAAGGTATTGCGGCCAAAGATAATCAGATGGATATTGCTTCCATCAATGCGAGGGTTCAGGATGCCAAGATGCTTCAACCTTCAACTAGCGGGCAGATGGGCGGCGAGGCGTTCAACCTGATCATGTTCAAGTGGGGCGTCTTCTTCAAGGTCAAAACGCTACAGGCAGCATCCCGTAATGCAATTGGTGAATACTGGCTGAGGTTCGGCTACGCAATCAACAGGTTCGGTAAAATGCCGTCATCTTTCACGGTAATGTCAAAGTTTACCTATTGGAAGTTGAAGCAAACCTACCTCACCAGTGGTGCGTGCCCAGAACTCTACAAGCAAGCGATCCGAGGCATTTTTGAGCAAGGCGTCACCGTCTGGACAACTCCTGGCGATATCGGTAACATTGACATTGCGGACAATCAACCACTTGAGGGCGTGACGCTGTGAGTAAGCCAACCGACTACGCCGGTGGACTGTACGACAATTTCCGGTACAACTCCGGAACAGCCCGCGTTAACCTGATCGAATCCTTTTACATGCGGCAGATCACCGAACTGGCGTGTAACCGCTTCAAGTGGTCCGGTCTTCCTGACAGGGACGATGACGATTCCCAGGGTGACGTGCGGGTGCGTTATCTCGAACTGACATTGTTCCGGTATGCGCTTGCGGTGTTCTTCAAGCACACCAAGTCCACGGAGATTGATCCAACCACGAAAAAGAATCGCCCCGGTTGGGATAAGTTCCTCTGTCTCAGGGCGTCGAATCCTGGCCCGCTGGATATGTATTTTGATCCGACCGCGTTCCACATTTACACTAACGGTTCCCAGCCCGGCCTTGACGGTCTGACAGTTTCCGCGAAAGAGGCCGTGCCGATTTGGGCGAACTACTTGCGTCACCCTGAGTTGGATATGGTGCAAATCTATTCAAACCGTATGGCGCGCATGGATCGCACTGTGGAAATCAACGTGGACGCCTTGCGGCACCCATTCATCCTGGCCGCGAATCCGGACACCACAAAGTCTGTGCGCGAGTTTTTCCGTCAGGTCGAACAGGGTCAGTCCGTGATTGAGGTTCAAGAGGCGTTCGCCAAGAATCTTTCCGAGGCTATCACCGTGCTAAACATGCAAGTGGACAAAGATTTAATTACGAACATGCTGATTGACAAGCGGAAAACGTGGACGGAATGCCTAACTTTCCTGGGTATCAACAATGCCAATCAGGACAAGCGGGAACGTCTCGTTTCGGCTGAGGTTTCCGCTAACGATTCCGAAGTGCTGGCAACCCGCCGTATCGCCCTGGACTCCCGCGAGGAAGCGTGCGAACGCATTAACAAAAAGTTCAAGCTCAACGTGTCGGTCGAATGGAATGTGTCCGTTGACGACATGGCCGACATGCCCGGAATGGAATTGGGTGCCGAGGCTGCCAACGAAGTATCAACCGGTGAAGCCGAAACCAAACTTGTAGGCGTTACCAAAAAGCCGGAGGCCGCATAATGTCTGGTACGTTCACGATCCGCACCAAAGATCTTATCGACATGTCGTTTGATTTCGGGTTAACCAAGGACGATTACCCGATCCACAATGAACTGTTGCGCGGCCAACTGGACGATGAGAAGCGTTGGCAGTTCAACAAGGTTGACACCGCCGAAGGAGGTCAAATCTTTTACGGTCTGAACCGTAAGATTCTTGACCACTATTTCTATCGGGAAATTGGGCAAGAATCTGTTGACATGTTCCGGTACATGTTGAACCACAAGCTCCGCCTTATTATGCCGTACTACAATCAAATGTTGTATTCGGAAACGCTCAAGTTTGATCCGTTCTCCACGATGGACACCATCCGTGAGGGAAGCAACAAAGAGGCAACCGAGGCTGACAGGACGGACCATTCGACGGCGGACAGCACGGCGGACGGCAAGAGCCGTTCCGTGTCGGGTACCACGCCACAGGTTGCCCTGTCGGGTAATGCCGATTATGCGTCGGCGTTCACGGATGCCAATAGCCAATCGTCCCAGGGTGCAATCAATGATGCGACGGGCAAGACGATTGGTACCGCGACAGGTGAGAATACGGTACATTTGAAGGGTTCCCAGGGGCACACGGCAGCACTGTTGATGCAATGGCGGCGTTCCTTCCTGAACATTGAAGCCTCAATAGTTAACGAATTGGATTCCCTGTTCATGCAAGTAACCGATGTGCAGGACTCTATGTATGAAAGGAATACCAATGTCGGACTACCGTACGGGTCTGCGTTTTGGCCCTATTTCTGATGTTCAAGGTTTTTCGATGCGTGACGGTTTGACGCACCTTGAAATTCAGGAACATATGCGTCGGAAACTGCTTGAACTGATCGCAGGGCAAGCCAACACGAATAACTACATGCGTACCGTGTTTGGTGCGGATTCCGTACTGCGTGACGATATGATCGCAGCCCTGGCCGGTGTCACTGACATTGCGGGAACGATCAGTCCCCGACTGTCGGTGTACGTGGCGCGCTACCTTACGCCGGGCGCAACCCCCGCTGAGAATGTCACCGCGATCAATACCGCGTTGGCATTCGCTGTCACGAACGATCTGGACGCCTGTTTCGACGGTGTGGATTGCTCGATTGATGACGATATCAATATCAACACGGCGGGTACGCGGCTGTGGGCCGCCACCCCGGTTGCGTGTCACATTACGCAGACGGTCAAGTCTCGCGGCGTGTTTTACGTGTGGGCCAACAATGTCACCATTGAGGGCATGACGCTCACCGGGCCGCTTGCCGATGTGGGCGACACTCTCGACTTTGGGGGTATTGCGGACGATCCTCACCTGACGACCGCAATCAAAATGGATTGCGGCATTGACGGTCTGACGATTAACCGTATCGTGGCGAGTAACTGGTTTACCGCTGTTGCCGGTTTTCCGTACCCGTTCACTGCAACCTTGACTGATCCTGAGTTGTACAAGTTCATCACTAACATTCGGGTTTCTGATTTGCGGGTGTCGTCGGTATGGACCGGTGTACGCATGTCCGGCGTAAAGGGTGCCGATTTCAGCCGGGTGCAGGGATCGTTCAAGCCTGTCAGTAATCATTCATGGGCAACCACTTCACCGTCACATCTTTTCTACGTTTCCAACGGGACCATTACTACGGAAGTTCCGAAGGCATGGAACGAGAATGTTAGGGTTTCGGATTGTTACGCCGAAAACGGTACCGGTGGGTGTGCATTTTCCTTGCGCTACACGAACGGTCTCACCCTGGCAAAGTTGACTGCCAACAATTGTGAAGGTCTGTTGGACATGATTGGTGTCCACGGGTTCACCGTTGCTGATCTGCATTCCACTAATGACAAGTTCCCCAAGGACAACGCGGCCAACGGTAATCGCGGTTCGGTCGCGGCCCTGTACTGTTCCGATGGTACGTTCAATCCGTTCGTTATTGAAGGTAAGGCCGGTATTGCGCACGGTTCCGTTTTCTATCTCGGGTATTGCACTGACGTTTCGGTGAACGAGCCGCGAGGCTGGGTGAACCTGCCCGCCGAAGATGTGACTTTTGTTGGAATGCAACTGTCCGGTAATCGGGTAACTGTCACCAAGCCGTCTTTCGAGAACCGCGGAACGGCCAAGGGTAGCATTGGCTACGATATTGGCGCTCAATCAGATGTTGCCAACGTTACATTGAATAGTCCTGTTTCCAAGGGTTTGATGGATTTCGGTATCCGAGTGTGGCCTACCGCAACAAAGCAATCCCTGATTTACAGCCCTGGTAAGCTGGAAGCATTGATCCAAAAGGTTGTGTTTGCATCGGCTGTTACTGAGGCTGGTTCACCGATCCTGAACAATCAGGCAATGGGCGGGTATCCTCCGGATTCGGATGCGCGCGTTGTCGGTTGGCACACCGGGGAAGCTCTCGACAATTCACATGCCGTCAAGGATCGTTGGCCGTCCGGTCAAATTTCCACGGTGGTTACCGATGCCTGGATTTCCAACCCCCCGTATTTGAATGCGAACGCGACCGCTACCGGCGTCCTGTGCGCCAATTTCGGTACCGCGAATGTTGAGGTCGAAACCGATGTGAAGCTCGGGGCTGGCGCTACCCAAATGGGTATCGTGCTCCGCGCAATCGACGTTTCCAACTTCCTTCATGTCGTTATTGATGCTACGAATGTGAAGCTCGAAAAGCGGATTGCCGGGGTCACCTCTCAGCTTGCTACGGCCGCGTTGGCGAACCCTGGCGGTAATGTGTGGCGGAACCTCCGCGCATCGGCTGTGGGTAACGTGGTTCGTGTCATGGTGGACGGTGCCCAGGTGATCGCGTTTACTTTGACTGGCGGTGATGAGGTCACGTTCGGTGCGGCCACCAGTCACGGTCTGCGTTCCTTGAATGGTGTGGGCGGGTCTGCATGGTACCGGACCAAGGTGCGGGCGCTGTAGCCATGTCTGTAGACGTTCCTGAGGGTGACGTGCAGGGTTTGTACCTGTCCGCAATTAGGCGGACAGGTGATTCCCTGCACCTGATTGATAGTGCCGGGCATGAAACTATCTGCCTGCCCTCAGGTCCGTCACGGTGGATTCCTACCGACTCGGACAGCTATACGCTAACCACAAGCATTCCTGATCCTGCCGACGTGACACCTACTGATCCTGCCGCACCTAACGATCCTGACAACCCATCTGACGGTTCCGTTACCGCTAAACTGATCGCATGGCACAAAAAGCGTCTAGGTAAGTTCCATTATTCCCAGTCTGGTAACCGGCTGAACCCTGATAAGTCTGGCACGACGGATTGCTCAGGCTTACAGTACGCTTGCTACAAATCGGTCATGGGTATTTCTGTCGGCACGAACAGCCGTGATCAGGCTAATGTTGCCCACCATGGCCGCACGGTGACAACGACCCGTAGCGAAATTTTGCACGGTACTGGGATGCAACGTGGCGATCTCATTTTCTACGCTCACCCTGGCGCTAACTGGTCGCATGTTGAAATGTACATGGGCGGTTCCAAAGTAATTGGTATTTCTAATGTTCACCAGAACGGTTCCCGCATTCAAGCGCTGTCCCTGCAAGTTAATTACTTTAGGGGTAAATTGAAGGTCAAGAGGTATGCATAATGTTTTGCGGATCGGTGCATCCAATGTTTGAACGGTGCCAGTGTCACCTACTGCCGCACCATAACGGCGTGTGTCAAGCATATTATGGTGCCAAACTGTTGAGTTGGCGTAAGTCCGTGTTAGTCTGATCCTATGGCTGCCACCGTCAAGACCCGTACACCAACTCAGTTTAGCTACTATGACTTTGGGCCTCTATTGAGCCGCAATGCTGTGATCAATATTGCGATTGGTCCGCGTGGTGACGGCAAGACCTACGGTGCTAAAAAGTTAGCTATCCGGAATGCTGTCAAAAAGGG